GTGTACCTACTGATAGCCCACTAAGCGCCGCTCGTCGTCAGGAACTCAAAGACGACATTATGGAAGACATCCACGACCTACAAGTACGGGTCAAGTTGATGGAGGAGCGCAACAAATGATGACAATGATTAGCACGTTCCTGTCTTTCCTCGCAGGTGGACTGCCTAAGATCCTTGAGATCTTCCAAGACCGGCAGGACAAGAAGCACGAGCTGGCTCTAGTCGCAGCCCAAAAGGAGCGCGAATTGGCTCTGGCTGAACGAGGCTTCATTGCTCAAGCTCGGGTCGAAGAGATTAAGTTGGAGCAGGTTCAGGTTCAGTCCGCAGCCGAAGAGCGGGTAGCCCTGTATCAGCACGACATGGAAATCGGCAAAGGCGCATCGCAGTGGATGATCAATCTACGGGCTTCGGTTCGTCCGGTCGTTACCTACATCTTCGTGCTGGAGCTGGTCGCCATCAATATCGCTGGTGTGTGGTACGCCTACAACACAGGTGTCCCATTTGCCGCTGCGATGGCTGAAGTGTTCTCGGATGACGAGATGCTGATCCTGTCGTCAATCATTGCCTTCTGGTTTGGAACACAGGCGTTTGGCAAGAAGTGAAAGTAAGTCCTGAGCTTATTAAACTTGTAAAACACCATGAGGGTTTCAGAACCCGTCCGTACCAATGTCCGGCGTTAATCTGGAGCGTGGGGGTGGGTCACGTAATAGATCCTGCTCACTTGGCGGTGAAGTATGAGGAGCGCCGGAATCTACCGATACCCGAGGGCTGGGACCGGGTTCTCACGATGGACGAGGTGGACCGGATACTTTCTCAAGACCTTGGCCGGTTTGAGCGTGGTGTGGTTCGACTTTGCCCTGCTGCTGTTGGCCGTCAGGGAGTCTTCGATGCTCTCGTATCTTTTGCCTTCAACGTGGGCCTCGGCAATCTCCAACGCTCTTCCCTTCGGATGAAAACCAACCGGGGTGAGTTCGATAAGGCGGCGGAAGAGTTCATGAAATGGACTAAGGCGGGGGGACGGGTACTCCCTGGTCTTGTCAAGCGCCGTCAAGATGAGCAGAGGCTATATTTATCTTAATTAGGGTATAATCGTGCCCAAATAGTCTTGCCTGACTGGTAAGACGCGGGACTAAGGAGAGGTGTATGCCTGCGTCGATGACATTTACCAGTTTGCAAGTGGACATCCGGAACTACCTTGAAAGAGGTGGTGCGACGGACCCTATTGTCTATGAGCAGATCCCCCGGCTGATCACCCTAGCCGAGCGGCGGATTGCGCGTGAACTGAAGATTCAGGGATTCCAGACGGTGGTCAATACGACCATGCAATCTGGGGTAGCGGTCTATGCCAAGCCGGATCGCTGGCGCGACACTATCAGCATCAACTTTGGCACCGGGACGAACAACAACGTCCACACGCCGGTTTTCCCGCGATCCTACGAATACGTCCGTAGCTACTGGCCGAATGAGACAACGACCGGTCAGCCACTGTTTTATGCCGATTACGATTACAAGCACTGGATCTTCGTGCCGACCCCGGCTGCGGATTACCCGATGGAGATCCTGTATTACGAACTGCCGCCGCTGTTGGACGACACGAACCAGACCAACTGGCTGACCGAGTTTGCGCCGAACCTGTTGCTGTACGGGTCGCTGGTGGAAGCCACGCCGTTTGTGAAGGACGATCAGCGCGTTCAGTTGTGGCAGACCTACTACGACCGGTCGCTGGCTGCGCTCAATGGCGAAGACCTCCAGAAGATCGTTGATCGGTCCACGAATCGCCGGGAGGCATAAGTGACTACTTATACAAACACCTTCGGTGGGACGAACATCTACCCGAGCGATGTCTCGTACCGCTACGTATCGCTGACGATTGATCAGGTTCTGGACTGGCCTTTAGAGGCTGCCCCGAGCACCGATGTCGTTGCGAAGATCATGGACGTTAACGCGACAACGACCAGCCTTGTCATCACGATGCCGGATGCGACCGAAGCCGGTACGGGTGAGACGGTTCTCTTTAACAACGTTGGCGCAAATACGTTCACGGTTAAGACCGCCACCGGTACCGTCATCTGCGCACCGCAATCAGGCACGACGTTTCAGATTTACCTGACTGATAACAGTACTGTTTCTGGTACGTGGCGTTCATTCCAATATGGCGCTTCTGTATCGGCTACGAATGCTGCTGCGTTGGCTGGTCTTGGTATTAAGGCAATTGCAACGACTTTAAATCAGTCTATGCCGGTTACTGCAATCAGCACCAATTACACAAGCGGTACAAGTGATCGTGCCAAGGTTTTGGTGTGGACGGGTGGTGCTGGAACCATTTCGTTTGACACCGCCCCTTCTTTGGGAAGTGATTGGTTCGTTAACATTCGAAACAGCGGCACAGGCGATCTAACTTTAGATCCAAGCAGTTCAGAATCAATCAATGGCGCAAGCACATTGGTGTTGTCGCCGGGTGATAGCGCCATTGTTGTAACAGACGGCGTGCAGTTCTGGACGATTGGTTTCGGTCAGTCTGCGGTTTACGCATTCAGCCTGCTTCAGATAGACGTTTCTGGCAGTGGTAACTACACCCTATCAGTGGCGGAACTTAATAAGACGGCTTACATATTTACGGGAACGCTGACGGGTGATCGTGACATCATTGTTCCGAATACAGTTCAGCAATACTGGGTTAGCAATCAAACCAGCGGGTCTTATACTCTTGGTATAAGAACTTCTGGGCAAGCAAGTCCAGGGGCTAGTGTTCCTTCTGGCGCAAGAGCTATTTTGTATTGCGATGGCACTAATGTGGTTGATGCGGATACGGCAACGATTGCACTGCCCATTACAATTGCTCAAGGTGGAACTGGTGCTACAACAGCCAGTGGTGCGCGCACAAACCTAGGTGCAACTTCAATTGGTAACGCGGTATTTACGGCTGCAAATACAACTGCTGCGCAAGTTGCATTGGGGTTAAGCCCCATTGAGGGCGGTACGTACTAATGCCGCTTCAGCCGGTCATTGTTCGCTCTGAACCTGGTATAAAACGAGACGGTACCAAGTTCGAAGGCAATTATTACGTTGACGGACAGTGGGTTCGATTTCAGCGTGGACTGCCCAGAAAGATAGGCGGGTATCGTGCGCTTCAAGATCGTTTGGACGGTATTGCTCGTGGTATGCATATCCACAATCATAATGCATATACATACGTGCACATTGGAACGTCGGATGGTGTGTTCCGATTTCGGCTAGATCAGAACGGTTTATCCAGCATTGTTACAAATAGAACTGACCCATCATTTGTTTCAAACGAAAACAACATGTGGCAGTTTGATGTGGCGTTTAACACCACAAATAATCAGAACGAGATTCTGGCGCATGTTGCTCCGAACGTAGAAGACATCTCATCGGATGCTCCTGGGCAGTTGTATGTTGGATATGACAACGGTACTGCTCCGCTAACTCCAGTTCCGTCGCTGACTATTTCTGGCGGTATTGTTGCGCTGGCTCCGTATGTATTTGCGTATGGATCAGACGGCTTCATCCAGTGGAGTCGCGCTGGTTATACGGATAACTGGAGTGGCGGTGATGCGGGTTCTGCGCGTATTACTAGTCAAAAGATCGTCAAAGGTCTTCCGCTTCGATCCGGTGCCGGTAACGCGCCCTCGGGTTTGTTCTGGTCTTTGGACTCCGTCATCCGCGCTACGTATGTGGGTGGTGCTTCTGTATTTCAATTTGACACCATCACATCGCAGTCCAGCATCCTGTCATCACAAAGCGTGATTGAGTACGACGGTATCTACTACTGGTGTGGTGTTGACCGGTTCTTGATGTTCAACGGTGTGGTTCGCGAAGTTCCAAACAGTCTGAACTTAAACTGGTTCTTTGATAACTTAAACTACGCTCAGCGCCAAAAAGTATTCGTGTTTAAAGTTCCGCGTTGGGGTGAGATCTGGTGGTGTTATCCGCGTGATAATGCAACCGAGTGCACTCATGCTGTGATTTACAACGTGCGTGAGGATACGTGGTACGACACCGCTCTTCCAAATAGCGGACGCTCTGCTGGCATGTACGCTCAGGTCTTTAGCTCGCCGCTCGTGGTGGGTGTCATTGATACTGAGACAACCGCTTATCGCGGAACACAAACAACCGAGTTACGTATAACCGAAGACGGCCAGCCTCGCATCATAAACGACCCCAAAGGCTACGTGGTGTGGCAGCATGAGTACGGTACCGATGAGATTAACGGCACTCAGATTCGTCCGGTGCAGTCGTACTTTGAAACGGCGGACATGTCTCTGCTAACTTCGGATCAGCCTCAGAATATGGCGGTTCGCGTGGAGTACATGGAGCCAGATTTCGTGCTGTCTGGCAATATGACGGTGCAAGTAACCGGTCGTGCTAACGCTAGAGCCGGTGAAGTCACGAGCGATCCGCAGACGATCTATGCAACGCTGACCGACCGACAGCAGCAGTTAGTATACTTCCGCGAAATCCGTCGTGAAATGAGATTCCGGTTTGAGAGTAATACGCTGGGTGGTAATTACCAGATGGGTCAGATTATTGCTCACATCGAACCGGCTACGGGTACGGTGCTTGGAGAGAATCCATGAGAACGCATCGCATCGTAGATCCGCGTGGTATGAAGTTGCAGTACTGGGCAGATACGCTCTGCCTAGATTTGGACGAATATGCGGTAATCCCGCAGTTGTATAAAGAAGATGAATGGCAAAATTGGGCGGCGGGTTTGATTAGCATAAACGGCATTTCGCAGTTGAATCCTCCGTCGCCTTATCAGTTTGATGACTGGCGTGAATGGGCGCTTCGCTTCTATCAAGTTTTGGACTAGGTGAACTATGGCTAACTATTACACTTATGGAACGGTTCCGGATGTGGATGAGACTGTCTACGGGAACCCTATTAGCTATGGTGGATTAGGCTTCTTGCCTGATCGTGGTTCTTTTCAAGAACCATACTATGATTTTTATGATTCCGGTGTTAGCGTTTCCCCGGAAACCATTAACTATGTTGAACCTGATTATTACTCAGAAGAGCCTGTTGGCGCTTTAACCGCTATTCCTGAAGAGTTGTTTTATGGCAGCGCTTCTGAGCCTGATGTTCCGCCTACTCGCGAAGATCCTGGTTCAATTGTTGGCCCTGTTGGCGATTTAACTCCGTTGCCGGAGGAGCCAATCTATGGTCCCTCTGCGGAATACAATGTTCCGGTTTCTTTACCGCAGACTCGCAGTAATCAAGCTACGACGCTTTATATCCCGCCCGGTTTGCAGGCTGCCTTCTTGCGTATGCAGGGCAAGTCTCCTGAGCAGTTGGCTGCAAAAGAGAAAGCTGCTGCTGAGACGCGACCCCAACGAGAAGTCTTGTCTAGCCTTCTGCAAAACAATCAGTTTGATGCAGCATTTAAGTATGCCAAGGACAACAACGTACAGAATCTTCTAATTGATCCTAACGAACTGAAGGCGCTTCGTGGTCCGTTTAGTGACGATGAAATGAAGTCGTTCTTCAGTGCTCTGCCTAAGGACTTTCTGGGCGAACAAAGCGACGAGGTAGTTAAATTTGATCCTACCGCTGGACTTGAAGCTTCATTGGAGAAGAAAACAATACCATCTGGTCTTTCTGCGCTTGGGCTTGTCGAGGGAGTTCCGCAAGTTCAAAGAGCATTTATTCCGCTTGAGCAAAAGAAAGAGGATGGACTGTTTGAAAACATCATAAAAACAGTTCTTGCTGCTGGCACTTTGTATGCCGGTGCATCGGCATTGCCGGGACTTATTGGCGGCGGTAGTGCTGCTGGTGCTGGTACTGCTGGAGCTGCTGGGGCCGGGACAACCGGGGCGACTGCCGCTGGAGCCACGGGTGCTGCCACTGCCGCTGGTGGTGCCGCTGCTGCCGCTCCGTTAGCAGAGGTTGTTATTACAGCCTCTAAGCTTGGTCTCACCATTCCTCAAGCGGCTACGCTTCTTGCTACTACCGGTGCCGGGGGTAGTGCTTTGGGTGGTGGGGCTGCTCCTACTGCGCCGACTACGCCTACTCCAGAAGCGCCGCTTGATGAAGTGGTTGTTACCGGAAGACGGGCTTTGGACCCAGCGTTACGCGGGTTGATTCCAACTAGCTTGGCATCGACTAATTTGATGCAGGGTGTAAGCGACATTCCGACAGACATTTATGGTCAGCCGGAAGCCGTTGAGGCTACTGACCAGATTAAGGAAGAACCGTTTGAAGATGGTTTGGATGAGATTGTTGTTACCGGCAGCAAGTATCAGCCCGGAGTTTTAGATTTAGCGACCATTGGAACAGGGGGGTTAACCGCAGCAGAATTGCTGAAGGGCTTTACTGAACCTACTTTTCGACCGTACGAAGAGCTTCCACCTGAAGGGGAGCCGACGGAAGAAGTTGTGGTTAAGGGAACTAAGCCTTCCCCAATTGATCTTGCTGGGATTGGTGTTGGCGGTTTGACCGCTGCTCAGTTGTTGAAGGGCTTTACACAGCCATCAGTTGACCCTTTGACTGGTGAGTTGAAGGAGCCCTCTAAGACAGAGCAAGAGCTGGACAAGATTCAATCTGATCTCGCAGCCGCTTCTACTACTCCCTCTAGCTCCTTCTTAAAGGACCTTATAGACAAATACGGCAGTCTTGAGAATGCCCTTAAGTTACTTGGTGCTTTAGGTTCTGCTGGTGCTGGTGGTGGAGGCACAGCGACTTCAACCATTCCGACTGGTGGTTTAGGCGGTGCTTTACCCAAATACAATTTTGCGCGTAAGCAGGTGAGTCCGGATATTGATTACTACACTTACGGGTTCCGTCCGGAAGCCACGTTTTTTGAGGACACCGTACAGTTAGAGAAACCAACTCAACCCGGATTGCCACCACCTGCCACGCTTCCCCCGGCGACTCTCCCCCCGGCTACGTTGCCGGGAGAGCCAAAGGTAATGGCGACGGGAGGATTGTCTGGTTATGCCAAGGGCGGCTCCAACAAGAGTCGTTATGTGGCAGGCCCTGGCTCTGGTCGGGAAGACAAGATCCCTGCTCTTCTGAGCGATGGGGAGTACGTGATTGATGCAGAAACGCTGGCGTTGCTGGGAGACGGCTCGACCAAGGAGGGTGCTCGGCGCATGGATAAGTTCCGTGCTAATATCCGAAAGCACAAGGGTCGTGCCCTATCGCGTGGCCGGATTAGTCCAAACGCAAAGTCGCCCAATAAGTACATGGGCGGAGGGTTGACCTGATGAGCGTCACAGACTTTCTTTTCGAGGGCAAGGCCCCGACACCGGTTACGCTGACCGGGACTTCCACGGTTCAACTTCCTGAGTGGTATACCCAGTACACCACCGACATGCTGGGTCGTGCTCAAGGGGTTGCGAATCTCCCGTACGCTATGTATCCCGGACCTCGAATTGCTGGGTTTACTCCGGGGGAAAGAACTGGATTTGAAGCGACGAAAACAGCCGCAACGGCTTATCAACCTTTTTTAACTGGAACTGCTGAAACACTAGGTAAAGCTGGTGAGGTCAGTCCCCTTGGAGTTGCGCAGCCATATTTGGGTGCTGCCGCTAAGACCTTCCCCAGCGCGGTTCAGGAGTACATGAATCCGTACACCCAGAACGTAGTCAATCAGATTGCAGAGCAGGGTGTGCGTCAGTTGCAGGAGAAATATCTCCCGGCTGTGGGTCAAGAGTTTATTCAAGCTGGTCAGTTTGGGGTGGGTCCGGGTTCAACTCGCATGGGTGAGTTTGGTGCTCGCGCTTTGCGTGATGTTCAGGAAGCTGTTCTAGCCGAGCAGTCTAAAGCTCTTCAAGCAGGATACGGTCAGGCTGCGGACATCTTTGCATCTGATGTAGGTCGGCAAGCGCAACTCGCTGGAACCGCCGGTCAGTTGGGAATTGGTGAAGCGCAGGCTTTGCGTGATCTTGCTTCTCGATATGGTGAAACTGCTGGTGAGGCTCAGCGTCTTGGTCTTACCGGAGCCGAAGCCATTACTGGCGTTGGCACAAAAGAACGTGCCATGCAACAGGCTAACTTGGATCTGGCGTATCAAGACTTCTTGCGACAAGAGGGCTATCCAAAAGAACAGATCAAGTTCTTGTCAGATGTTCTCAGTGGAGTGCAGATTCCAAAGACAGAGATCTCAACTCAACAACAAATTCCAAGTGAAGATGTTCTTGAGACGGGCCTTTCAAAGGCTGCGAATACGTATAAGGTTCTGGATGAAATCCTCAAAGGTTCATCTGGCTCCAGCATTAGCGATCTTCTGAAAAAGTATTTTGGTGGGGGCTAACCCATGGCTATGAAAAGAAGCGCCGCTCTTGCGATGACGGGTCTTGGTGATCCGCGAGAAATGCTCCAGAAAGATTTGATGCGTATGTACTCGGATTACATTCTAAGTCCGGGCGCGCAGAAGAATCAGCCGGTAAAGACTGCCGCTAGTTTAGAGCCAGGCTGGGGCGACCCTGTTGAATTGGAAGACGAGGAAGAAGCCGAAGAAATTTCCGAGGACAAGGGGCAAATCGTCGAGCTTGACGCTGAAGAAGAGGAAGCTCAACCGGTTAGCGAACCCGAGGTAACGGAAGAAGAAGTCGCCGCTGAAGAAGAGATTGATCCGGGTCTGGCTGACGTTCCGGCTGTCTCTGGGAAGAACACGTACGAAGATGAATTGCTTGCGCTGCTTAATAAAGCGAAGGCTAATCTCGAAGCACCAAAGAAGCTCAGCATCGCTGACATCTTGGGTGCGGGAACCATGCGTCGTTCTGCGGAGTTGATTCGCAAGACCGAGCAGGAAAACGAGAAGCGAAAGCAAACCGCGCAAGAGCTGGCTATTGATATCTTGACGCGCCAGTCAGCAAGCGAAGAGAAGCGAAGAGCTGCGGAGTCTCTGGCAGATTATCGCAATCGAATGATTGCAGCCAGATTAGCTACCGCATCCAAGGGACTTCAAGATCCAACTCAAGTTCGCGCTGATCGTATTGCTGCTAAAGCTATGTTCCCGGATCTTCCGGAAGATCAGGCTTATGCAAAGTATCTTCGCGATGTGAAGTACAAAGAACGATCTCCTGCTGGTCCGCGTCCCGCGCTGATTACGCGCATGGCGCAGATCGCAATCAAGCGAGATAATGGAACGGCGACACCTGAAGAACTCCGCGAACTTCAGATGTATGAAGAGCAGCAGAAGAGAAACACAACCATTCTCGACATTCTGATGCAACGTCAGCCAGTTCAGTAACGAGGATTACGATGCCAAATCTTACGGTCATCGGTCCAGATGGAAAGAAATGGAGTGTTCCTGCACCCGAAGGGGCAACCCAAGCGGATGCAGAAGCTTACGTTTTGAAATCTAAGTACGGAGTCAGCAAGACTGAAGCTCCGAAGCCAGCTCCTGCGCGCGTAGACTTTATGCGTGAGCAGAAGACTGCTCCGCCAGCGCGCGTAGACTTTATGCGTGAGCAACGAGCTGCTCGACCTGAACGACCGATTCTTGCGCCGAAGCCAGAGCCGGAAGCGGCTCCGGCTCCGTCGCGTAAAGAGCCAGCTCCGCTAAGTTTGACTTCGCTTGTAACAGAGCCTGCGCTGTCTATGCTAACGGGCGTAGCCAGTTTGCTTCCGTCGTATGCTCGCGGTCTTTATGGATTAGCAACGGGCGAGTCTGACCCTGAAGCTGCGAAGGCTATTCGCGAAACGCAGCAGAAGATGACGTACGAACCGCGTACCCAGATGGGCAAGCTCGGTATGGAAACTATCCGCCCCGCTGCGGAAGTTCTTTCAGTTCCGTCGCAGTTAATCGGTCGTGGTACCGAAGCCATCACTGGATCTAAGGTTGCGGGAACCGTCGCTGAAGACTTGCTTGGCCCTGAGGTTTTAATCCCCGGTGCAGTCGGAGTAAAGGCTTTGGCTGGCCGAGTCAAGCGCGCGCCCGAAGTTCCGCCTGCTGTTACTCCAGAGCCGCCTGTTCCTCCGACTACTGTTCCTGAAGTTGTTGGCAAGCCAAAGCGCGGACGTAAGCCGAAGGCTAAAGATCTCCCGATTGTGAAGTCGGCAGATCAAGTCAACACGCAAGTTGTTAAGTCTGAGGTTGAACTGTCGGCAGATCCCGAGTTAGAAGCTGCGCGTATTGCAGCGCGTGATCTGCCTGAGAATGTCATCCCCGGTGTAAAGACGGGCGAGCGCGTAGCGCCTACGGTCGCCGCGCAGCGCAACATCACGAATGCAGCAAAGGAATTGCTGGAGACTGGCGAGGTCAAGATCGACCCCAGCATCCCGCCGTTCTTGCAGGTTGCTAATCTTCTTCAGTCTGGTCGCTTGCGACCCGATGTCTACGTAGACATCCTGAAGAGGAACAACCTGACGCCAGAAGAGTTCTCGCAATCTTACGTTCAAGAAGTCTCGCAGGCCGGTCGTACGTTGCAGATCCTGAGTGACTTTAGAAAGTTTACTCGTGAAGCCGAAGATGCGGTTGAGGGTATAAACACCCAGGCTGCGGGTGGAATCATTGATGATCGCGGGATCTTCAGACGCATAGAAGACATGCGTCGTGGGTTGATGGTGTCCCAGCTTTCAACGGCGGTGCGTAACGCAACCGTTGGCGTGGGTCGATCCATCCTTGATACCGGTACAAAGTTGATTGACTTTGGAATCCAGAAGGCTACGGGACGAGTTAACCCGGAGATGCCGCTGACTACAGCAGGCGATGCCTTCGGTCAGGTTCTCCGTCTTCTCAATCCGAAGCAGTCGTACGATCTCACCAAGCGCATCTTGGAAGTTCGCCCGAAGGAATACGATGAGATGTTCCGCCAGTACAACGCTGGCGTTGCACTCGGCGGAAAGGGAAGCGACATCCTAGGCGCAGCCGAGAAGGGCGTGTATGCGCTCAACATCTTCAACCGATTCCAAGATAGCGTGATGCGTAGCGCCGTCTTTGCGGACTCGGTTGAGCGTGGCATGAAGGCTCGCGGACTTGACTTCCACGAGGTGATGAAGTCGGGTCGCATGGGTGATATCCCTGAGGACATCGTGCAGCGCGGCGTTGCGGATGCGATGGAGTTTACTTTCTCCAATGCACCGAAGACTAAAGCCGAGCAGGCTGTTGTCACTGCAATTGATAACCTTCCGCTTGCAACGGTAGCCATTCCGTTTCCGCGATTCTTGGTTAACTCGATGCGGTTCATGACGGAGTACAGTCCGCTCGGTCCGCTGCATTTGCTCAGCAAGAACGAACGCGCTGCGCTTAAAGGCGGCGACACCAAGCTGCTGTCTAAGTCACTCGCTGGCTCCGGTCTTTTGTATGGCGCTTATGCGCTTCGAGATTCTGAGTACGCAGGTGAGAAGTGGTACGAGCTGAAGGGTGAGGATGGCAAGACCATCGACATGCGCCCGTATGCTCCGTTCTCTGCGTATCTGTTTGTTGGTGATGTCATCAAGCGAAACCTTGATGGCACGCTGTACGATCTGAAAGGTGCGGATATTACCGAGGCTGTTGCTGGCATCGGATCTGATAAGACCGGCTTGCAGTTGGTTGATGGTCTGCTTGGTACGATGCGCGAAGACCCCGAAGTTGGTGCGAAGAAAGCGGAAGACTTCTTGGCGAAGATGGCTGGCGAGTATGCCGGTACATTCTTCATCCCGTTCCAGCAGATCCGCGATGTCATGGCGGAGTTCGAGCCAGAAGAAGCTAAGGTTCGCCGGGTTACCGAGGAGCCGCTAACGGGTCCGATCACATCCAAGCTTCCGGTTGCTGGTCGTGAACTGCCAGAGTCGTTCTCGTATACCAACCCGCAGCTTCGGGTGCGTGAGGATCCGGGCTTGCGCCAGGTTACGGGTGTCACCCAGATCTCGCCAAAGAACGAAGCCGAGAAAGAGATGGACCGGCTTCAGATCAAAGAGTTTGAAATCTTCAAGCGCACAGGCGATCCGGCTGCGGATCGATTGATTGCATCGAAGTCGGCTCCGATCATCAACGATGTGGTCTCTAAGTTTGTGCAGGCCCCCCAGTACGCTCAGATGACTAATCATCAAAAGCGTTTGATCCTAAAGAAACTTCTGTCCGAAACAAACACCAAGGCGCGTCAGGATGCGATCCAAGAAAATCCTGATGCCTTTATGACCGACGCCATTAAGAAGGCTTTGAGTCGGGATGAGTTGCGCGTGCTTGAGGAACTTGGCGTTCAGTTTCCTGATGGTAAGGCTCAGGATAAATCCTCTGAGGCTCCCGCTGCTCAAGACTACAGCTACGAAAGCTTGAGTCCTGATCAGGTAACCAAGATCAGTAAATACATGGATCGCTACGGTCTTAACAAAGACTTCTTGTTAAACGCACAAACCTTTAATGCGACTCCGGTAGAAAAACGCAAGAAACTTTTTGCGCTTCTTGAGTCAAACCAAATGGCTCAGGGCGGATTGGTTGAACCCGGCAACATTGATGTTTCAAAACTGCCAGCAGTTCGTAACGCGGATGGAACTTACAGCACCGTAAGATCCATGGGCGTTAACATCAATGGAAAGGAAGTCCTGATACCAACGGTAGTTAACGGGCGCGTGGTTTCGGATAAAGAAGCCATCGACCATTACTTGAAAACCGGGAAACATCTTGGTGTTTTTAGCACCCCTAAAGAGTCCAGCGCTTACGCTGAGAAGCTGCACCAAATGGAAGCTCAAAGGATCAAGAAGGCTCGCGGTGGATACACTCTTGCTGAAGAACTCTTGCTAAGGCGTTACGCAAACAGGTAGAGTCAAGCCCATGAAAAAGAAGGACAAGTACATTCCAGTCCAAATAGAAGACGGGATATGGTACCGGGTCCGTGGGTACACACACTCGGAGTGCTGTGACTGTGCGTTGGTGCACAAGGAAGAGTATCGACTTGTAGATGGCCATCTGGAATGGCGTGCATCTCGGGACGATAAAGCAACCAACAAGCGCCGCAAGGAACTAGGCATAAAGGTGGATCGTGCCGACAAAGGTAAATGATTCTGAATTCATCGAAGCTTGGAAAAAACTAAAGAGCGCCAGTAAAGTTTCAGAGTTCTTCAAGATGGACGTACGAGCCATCCGAGCCAGAAGAAGAACCATAGAAATCAGATACGGCATATCGCTGCCGTCTGAGAGTAAAGGTCTAGGAAATAGCTGGCGAGCACAAAAAGGGCAGATACTGGATAAAATCGCAGAGCATCGGTCCAAGGCCTACAAGCATGTGATGGATTACGAGCTGCACGATGGTGTGGTTTTCGTGGCATCGGACGCGCACTACTGGCCGGGCATCGTTACCCTCGGTCACGAAGCGTTCTGCAAATTAGCCAAGCAATTAAAGCCTGCAATGGTAGTGCTTAATGGCGACATCTTGGATGGCGCTCGCATTAGCCGTCACGCTCGGATCATGTGGGAAAAGCAGCCCGAGCTGAAGGACGAGATCCACACCGTTCAGGATCGCTGCGCTGAGATTGAAAGAGCCGCTCAAGGTGCTAAGTTAATCCGCACCATTGGTAACCACGACAGTCGATTTGAGAACTACCTGTCTGGTCGAGCTGGCGAGTTTGAAGAGATGGTAGGTACGACGCTGCTCGACTATCTCCCGCGTTGGGAGGCTGGCTGGGCGTTGCATCTAAACCGCGAGCAGGATGGCTGGGTCTGTATCCGTCACCGTCCGGTAGGAGGAGGCATTCACTCCTCGTACAATTCAACTCTCAAGGCTGGGGTGTCCTATGTCCACGGGCATCTCCACAAGCTTCAGGTTACGCCGTGGGCGGATTATCGCGGTCGCAGATATGGCGTAGACACCGGGACGCTTGCGGAACCATACGGGCCGCAGTTCAACTACACCGAGGCTGGCCCGGTCAATTGGGCATCGGGCTTTGCCGTTCTTACTTTTGTGGGCGGTAAGATGCTTCAGCCGGAACTGTGCGTCGTTGAACATGGTAAGGCTTGGTTCCGAGGCAAAGAGGTCTAAGGGAATCTTACACCCTCGGAGCCAACCTTTTGGTTCTGAAGCGACTCAACGTATGCCGTGATGATGGCTTCGATGAACTCATCAAACTGGTCGGGTTTGAACTCCAAGAAGTTATAAACCCCACAGGCTTCGATGAAGTAACCCGCAGCCGCTGCGGCATCGTTGATCGCGATCTTCTCGTTGGGTGATTTATCAATCATGTAATCGTCCATGCATTGCATTGAGCAAAGTCTTGAGGCGGTCTTTTTGTTGAACGGCGGGGGCAGAAACAGAAACCCCCTCGCTTCCCGATGACACATCGGGCATAAACCGAAACTCGACAATCTCTGTGTACTTGCCATTCTTCTGAACCTTAATCTCGCTGGGCTTCAGTAATGCATCCGCCTTGCTGATGGCATCGACGGTCGATGTCGGGAGAACCCCCGGCTTCGTCATGCGCTTACGCCACCACTTCAGCGCCTTGTCCTTTGGGTATCCCTTGTGGTCGAAGCAGACCCACTCGCTGGTGACAGACAACCCGCATCGGTATTCGACCCGCATCGAGTCGGGCTTGCCGGGTTTCTTGTGTTGTCTGTACGCAACAGAGTTAACCTTCTTCCAGACCGCAGGGGCATCGATGCTCATCACCGGCAGCGTCGTCGCCGTACGGTCGATCTCAGGCTCTCTAGCAGGCCAGACGTATCCACAGTCGGGGCATTCGGTGAGCGCCGCAAAAACGATGCTCTCGCATTCTGGGCAGGTCTTGGTCGGAGCCTCGCCAGCCTCCTCGCTCTTGCGCGGCTTCTTCGGGTTGACCTTATCCACCGGCCCGTGACGAGCGACGTTACCCGCGAAGTCGAGCACCAGGCAGTCCGTCTTGCCGGGAGAGTTACGCATCCCCCGTCCCATGATTTGTATATACAAGCCGGTTGACTGGGTGGGCCTGAGTACCGCCAACAGATCCACCGCCGGGGCGTTGAACCCAGTCGTCAGCACACCCATCGAGGCGATTGCCCTCAGCTTACCCGCCTTGAAGTCAGCGATGATTTCATCTCGCTCGGTTCTTGGGGTGTCACCAAAGATCGTCGCGCAGTCGATGCCGTGCTTCTCGATTAGCGATGCGATGTGGGTCGCGTGGTTCACGCCCGAGCAGAAGATCAACCACGACTTACGATCCTTGCCGTACTCCAATATCTCGGCAACGGCTGATGCGTTGATGTCGTCTTTATCAACCGCGCGCTCAAGATCACCCGGAATGAACTCGCCACCTCGGGTCGCAACACCACCGACATTGAGCCGGGTCTTTGGTTGCTTGGATACCAACTTGGTTAAGTATCCATCGCGCACCATGTCAGCGAGCGGGGCATCGTACGAGACGGCATCGAACAGCGAGTCCTTGCCTTCGTACAGCAGACCAGAGTCAAGCCGATATGGTGTAGCAGTTAACCCAATCACCCGCATGTCGGGGTTCATGATCTTTAAGTTCTTGAGGAACTTCTGATACATGGTGTTGGTCTTACGTGGAATCAGGTGCGCTTCGTCGATCAAGACCAGATCGACCTTCACAAACTTCGAAGCCTTCGAATGCACCGACTGTATCCCACAGAATACAATCGAATGCTCGTAGTCACGCTGGTTCAATCCGGCTGAGTTAATCCCTGCCGGGGCTTCGGGCCAGAGCGATTTCAACTCGTCGTAGTTCTGTTTGATCAGTTCTCGAACGTGAGTAATCACCAAGATCTTAGTGTCTGCCCATTGGCTCAAGATCTGCCGGCAGAACTCCGCAATCACAATGCTCTTGCCGGTGCCGGTCGGTAGCACGATGACGGGGTTGCCCTCGTTCTCGCGCAGATAGTTCAGCGTTCCTTCGATAGCTTCAGTTTGGTATTCACGCAGTTTGATCACGAGTCGAGTTCCTGTTTCGGTGATGATTCAATGATGATGTAAGCTACTCTTTTGACACGCTCAAGTTCAGCGGTTGATTGCGACATGATGAGACTGTAGGCGTAGACATCAAGCGCTTTCATCACGATGTCTAAATCATCCGCAGTCATCAGCATCGTTGCATCAACGTCCTCGTCGTCTACTTCCTCGAATCTTTCCATTTCGTACCGTCCTTCATCAGATACTCAATCCAGTCTGTATCTGAGTCTATCTGTTCTCCGGGTACCAAGTCCGGTACGAATAGGTGTTGATCGCACCCACGCTTCTGAACTTCGATGTCCAAGTCCTTGTCATACAAGTCACACTTCCATCCGCCTGTCGGTAGTGCGGAACTGTGCAAGCAGGTTCGGCATGACTTCTTCCGTGGCATGTCTGTGCCATGGCACATCTGGTGGAAGGTGCAGTACTTGCACTCGTGCCATGCCGGGTCGTTGGATATCTTGCTAGCAGGGCGATCCGCAAAGATCACTCGCCTTGCTTTCTCGGTAAACATCTCGGCTTCTTCTTGTACGTACAACGTACACACACTCGTCAGATCACGAACGCCAGGAGAAGCCGCCGTTAGATAGTGCTTCTTTGTCCCGAAGTAGTGCATGTAGATCTGCGCTTGCGCGTAGTAGATGTAGTCCCAGTTCTTAAGCGCGGTATTCTCATCAGCCATCCGCAGCTTCTGAAGTTTCTTGAACTTGTTTTCATTGATGACCTTGCATTCCCAAACGTAGAGTTCGTCCGGGTCTTGCAAGAGTCCGCTGATGAGTCCGTCGCAATTGCCACGGAAGTGTCCGCCGAGCGCCTCGAACGAGTGCTGAACACCGGGTTCCTTTTCCGTGGAAAGATTCACGCCCTGCACAAGGCGGAGCATGTCTGCAACTACCTGTTCGCCCCGGTGTCCATCATTGATCCGGCGCAGTCCTCCGGCTTCGATGAACCCGCGCTTGACCCAGCGGAAGTTCAGCCAGAGCTTCCGCTCGCAGGGGTCACCCACAGCGGATGCCCCAAGATAACCCCGAGGGTTGTTCTCCTGCAAGGATTCCATCGCGGAGTCCACTGCGCGGAGAGTCAAATCATCAAAGTCTGGAATCTTAACCATAACCCCTCCAAAGGGAGGCGCGACACCCGGTGTATCGGGGTTGGGCAGAGGTATATGCCCCCAGATGTCGCGCCTCTTTACTTACTTCTTATGACGTTCCCAAGGCTTCGGCGCAGCGCCTGTCTGGGCGGGTGCCGGAGCCGCAGGGGCGGCAGGGGTTGAAGCACCTGTCGGGTAGTATGCCGCACGGGTTTCAAGATTACCCATCTTGTTTTCCTTGTGCGTGATCACGACCTTCAGGGGCTTAAAGTGCAACTGCTCCGAGTCATCCGGGAGCGCGCTGAAACCCAGAGCAGCACAGATGTTGCTCAAAGTTTTGCGAGCGATCTTGACGGTCGTCTCGTTCTTGTTGAACAGGTTGACCCGCTCCCAGTACTTGCGACCCACGTACTTGGGTCCAAGAATCTCCAGCTCCAGCCAGAGGTACTGACCGTCGCCAGCCTTGGTGTCACGGAGATCCGATTGCACGATCTGCATCGTGTAGTCACCCACCGGCAGGATCTCCGGTGCGCCGTCGCTGATGTTCTCAAAGTCAGCAGGATTCAGATTGAGTTTAGCCATTTTAATTAACCTCCAATTACATTGTTCATAGCGTTGCTGAGAGCATCAGCAAATTTGGTGTAGTCGAGCGGAACCGTATCCGGCAACGGCCAACGAGACTTGGCCTGCCAGCCCGGACGCTCTTGCGTGTACAGCACTCGGTTACCGTTACCGACAGCGCGGGTTACCTTCTGGTTGAAACCAACGTCGCTCTTCACGGTCGAGTATTGCTGGTTCGCAAACATCAGGATGTCGCACCACTCGGCAATCAGGCTGGCGCTGCCGTGATGCAGGTCCAACTGATAGCGGTCGTACGGATCAGCAAGCGGATCATCGAAACGCTTGACCTGAGTGTGTGCCAGCAAGATGACCTGCATGCTGTGTTCGTTACGCAAGTAATCGAGCGCATCCAGAATCTGACGCCAGTAATCAGCAGCCGCCTTGTATCCACGACCGTAGCCGATGGCGTCAATCGTGGCGACGTTGTTGTCCTGCGCGACTTTCTTGTGAACCAGTTGCTCAGCCCAGTCAGCACTGTCGATGACGACCGTGTTGAACTCGTGCTTCTCGCTGGCCAGTACACCGATGCACTCCAAGATATCTTCGAACTTCTGACAGCGCGGGAAAGCATCGACGTTGATGGCGTCGAGTCCCTCCTCGGTCTGAATGAAGACGGGGTTCGGCGCTTGCGCGGCAAAGGTAGACTTACCGATGCCGTGTGTGCCGTACACCACAATACGTGGCGGTCGTGCTACGCCTGTCTTTTTTAAACTACTTAGTGATATAGCCATTTCATCAAGCTCCTTGGACGATAGTTACAGATGTTTTCGCGGGTTTAACAGTGAGCGCACCAGCCAAGATCTTGTACAAGTGAGGCTCGTTGTTGGCGAGATACTTCACGCCAGTCTCGTCAAGCTCACGTACCAGTTTGACCGGATGCAGACTCGGGGGGATGTTGCGTGCAATGTCCTTATCGAACAGATCCCAATCGATCTTTCGAGTGACCTTGCCAGTGATGGTGATCTTGTAATCACCTACGTTGTGGGTCTTTGACCCTTCTTCTTTTTGCCCGAGCAGATCGATCAACTCCTGTTCCAGAGCGACCCGTCTGTTCGTGGCTTTCTTTTCTTCAGCCTTGGCTTCGAAAAGGTCTTCAGCGATTTCAATTTCAGTTCTCATTTCAGGGTTCCTTTGTTTGTCGTTAATGCCGACAGAAGAGATGCTACACCCCCTTGTGACGGAATGCAAGCGGTGGCATGATGTCACTATTCCAGCATAGGAGATGACGGTGTGAATCAGCTTTTACAGTTCCTGCGGGATAATGACTTGACGCATCAGCAGTTCGCTGATATGTGCGACGTTGATAGATCCACGGTAACCAAGTGGATCAATGGCAAGCGGTCGCCCTGCGCGAAAGCAGTTGCCATCATCAACAAGAAAACGAAAGGCCAGGCGGCTAATATCGAAGACTCGCCTGATCTGCCGTATCACAAAAGATTAGAGTTCGCTTTGCTGCGTAAAGGATTAACCTTCCGCGCTGCGGCTCAGCGTCTTTACATGAGTCGTAATGCTGTGGCTCGGTACGTCAAGGGCGATGCCGTACCTAAATCAAGAGCGAAAGAGCGCATCCAAAAATTGTTGGGGGTCTAATGATTGACTTGGTTATATATGGCAAGCCCGTCAGCAAGGCTCGCCCACGCTTCGGTCGCAGCAAGGGCGGCAAGCCTGTTACGTACACTCCGCTCAGAACAAGGATGTACGAGCAGGAAATCAAGACGCTTGCTCAGGTTGCGATGTTTGGAAAGGAAATGCTAGAAGGTCCAGTTCGGGTAACGATCACTGCGTTCTTTGCACACAAGACAAAGACCGGGTATCACACATCGCGTCCCGATCTTGACAACATAGTTAAGTCAATACTGGATGGATTGAATGGGGTTATCTTTGAGGATGATGCTGTCGTTGCAGAGATCGTCGCCTCAAAGAAGTACGGGGAAGAACGGGTAGAGGTTCAAATCCAAAATGTCTGAGAACTACATGGAAGAGTATGGGCTGAAGCTGCTCGATGGCGGCTACAGACCCATACCAATTATGCCGGGAACCAAGCGCCCCGGTCGGTACGATGGCGAGAAGTGGGGCGAGCTTGCGCGCTGGACGGAGATCAATGCACAGCAAGTCCACGTAGATCTGTGGAGCAAGTGGCCAGGCTGCGGCATCGGAATCCTGACAGGCGAAGTCGTTGCCGTTGACATCGACATCCTTGAGCCAGAGGTTGCGATTGCTGTTGGCGAGGT